TCTGGAAATACACCTAAACCGTAAATTGCATTATCTGCATTTGGTAGAGTAGTATCTGCTCCAGAGCCTTCTATTTGTACTGTTTTATTCCGTAATTTTGTTACCTGATATACAGTACTATCACTTGAGCCAACAGTATCAATAGTAAATTCACCTGCTTCAAGTGCTTCACCACCGCCTGTTCCTACTTTGTTTACAAGTTTTAATATCTCGTCTGATGCATGATCTCTTGGTGAGAAAGGTCCGCCGGCATCATTGTTTGAATCTAGTCTAACAACATATTTGGCATCACCTACTTGCCTTACTATATGAGCTGCTGTAGTTGCTTCTGAACCACCTGTGAAAAAGTGACGTGTTACTGCGATACGTCCGTCGCCGTATCCAATTTTATCTTTGTTAATAGGTCTTCCCATTTGTTTTCTCCTTGTTAGAAGTCCGATGTAGGTTCTAGCTACTACGCTGTGGGTACAGCATAAGTCCGCCTTGCGGCACACTATCTGACATATGTATTTATCAAAAGAAGAAAAAGCTGAACGCTAGTCATAAAAAAAGGGCGACATAAAGCCGCCCTTTTAATACTTTTAAAAAGTATCTTAGCTGAAGCTTAGGTTTGCTGCTGTTACTTCTACCTTTTCTAGGTAGTCAGCTGCATTACCAAGCGATGATGCTGTGTTTGACAACTCAACATATCCGTAGCGTGTCATGAAGCTCACGACTGGCTCGAATGATGTTGGGTCTAGTACAACACCTGAAGACATTAGCGGAATGTATGGGCAATAGAATGCTGCCGCATCTGATTCGCTTGTGCCTTTGTAACCAACTAGTACATCGTCATCAGCTGCATATGTGTTTACATATACCTTCATTGCGTTGTTTAGCGTACCAACGAACTTAGTGTTTGTTGGAGCTTCGAACGAACCTTCAGTTGTTCTTGCGAACGCTGAAGTTGTTGCTGATTGTAGAACAGTTAGGATTGCCGGTGAAACAACAGCCCAGTTACCAGCACCACGACGTGTACGCTGTGCAATTCTGTTAGCAGCACGGTTAACTAGAACAGCTAAAGCAGCATGTTCGTCACCAACGAATGTTGCAGTACCAGATACAGCAGCCTGATCGAATGTGTCAGTGCCTGTTCCTGCTAGTGTTGAAAGAGATGCTAGGATCTCTTGGTCAATTTCAGCTGTAATTTCTTGTGCTAAAGCAGCCATAATTTCTGCTTCAACGTCAATTCCATGCTGTGATTGAGCGTCTTGTGCAGACTCAAAAGTCCAGCGAGCTGATAGCTTTCTGGTTTTTGCTTCTACAGTTTGCTTCAAGATTTGAATTGACAAACGGTTACCCGCTGCGCCTTCTAGTGCCGCTGTTGCATCAGCTTTTGCAGTTGTTGCATTACCTGAATATGCTTCAGCAATCTTGAATGGTGAAAGTGCTTCTTCTCCAGCTACTGCACCGGCTGCGCCTGTGCCTGCTGTGTCTGAGTAGCGTACTCTCAATGTGTGGATTTGACCCACTGGTCCTGTCATAGGCTGAACACCGACAATTTCGTTAGCGATAACTGTAGGCATTACTCGTCTGATGACGGGTAGAATAACTCTGTTAAGAGTTGCAACATTACCGGCAGAAGTTGCACCAGCTGTAGCAGTCTCTGCCAAATACGAGCGTGTATTTTCTAGAGTGGTTGCCATCACCTGTTTCTTTGTGCCATTTAGGCCTTCAAGAAGTGCAGTCTTTGTGTCCTGCCAGCGACTTTCTAATAGTTCTGACATTTGGTTTCTCCTTAATTTAATCCAGCAAGTTTACGCAATTCTATTACATTATTGCTATCGCTTGCATTGTCACTATTTGTGTTCTCTTGTCTATTGCCTGTTATTTCTGTGCCTTCTGTAATTACTGCCTTGCGCTTTGCTGGAGTTTTACCGTCTATCACTGCCGGTAGGTATTTGTCAAACGCAGATCTTAGTTTCTGTGTTTGCACTGATTCCAGTAAATCCATCATAATTTCCTTCTGACCTTTGTTTAAAGGACCAGTTAATTCATTTATGACATCTTGTCTTTGAGCTGCTTCAACCATGCGCTTAATTTCAGCTTGTTTAGCTTCTGCTAAAGTTTGCTTTTCACTAATTGCTTTTTTGGCTTCTGCAAGTTGCTTGTCTTTTACTTTAACTACTTTCAGTAACTTAGAAGTTTCTGAGTTTTCGTTAAGGTAGCTATTGCTGTATTCTGCAGCAAATGCTTCAAACAGTTTACGCCCAAAATCATTTTTGCGTGCTGCTTCAATATCTTCTTTAAGCTGGTAAATTTCTTTGTTAAGAACTTTATCAACGATACCGGATACTTTGGCCGCACTCCTTTCAACAAACTTAGTCTTAAGCTCATTGAAGTGTCCTTTAGCTTCACGAATTAGTCTTACCTTCGTTTCTGCTAAGTCTTTCTTGTCTTCGCTAAACTCTGCAATTTCTTTTGCAAGTGATTCAACTACGAAATCTTCAAGCATTTTAAACTTGTTAGCCATCGACTTCTGATCTTCGTGTAGTTCGTTTACTTCTTTTGCTAGTGATTCAGCAACAAAACGCTTCATTAAATCAGCATTTTCACGCATAGCAACAGCATATCTTGCTTTTGCTTCTGCTAGTTGCTTGCGATCTTCAGCAAATTCCTCAATTTCTGAAGCAAGACGTTCGCTAATCATAGAGTCAATTGCCTCTACCATTGTTGTTTTGTCATGCTCATACTTTTGAGCGAACTCTTCGCGAAGTTCAGCAGTAACCTGTTGACGGTTTTCTTTAACCTTATGGTTCCAAGCCTCTTCGATTTCGTGGCGCACTTCTTCAGAAACTACATCGTTTTCAAAGAGTGTTTTTAGTGCATCCAACATTATGTTCTCCTTCTATTGGAGTCTCGTGATCAAATTGATCAGAGATTCTTTTAAGTATTTTTGAGCCTTTTTGTCTTCTTTTGTAGCCTGTGCTAATTCGTAAGCCTTGTAACCACCTCTGGTATTCATTAGATGCTCATATATTGGCGTTGGGTACGCCCCTGGAGCACTTGGTTGTGCAACTACATCAACAGTAATAATTTCAAAATCTGAAACATTACCGCTTCCGTCTTCACTAACATTACCGCTACCGCGCGATGAAACACCTAGTTTAACTCCGCTTTCCAGCATTGTTTTAACTAGTTGTCCCATCGGTGTTGGTAAAATTTTCATTTTTCCATAACCATTTGGACCATCCATCCACATTTCAGTAATCATGTGACTGACCCTGTCCAGGTTAATATTAAGTCCTTCTGGATGATCTACTTCGCCGAGTACACTGTATCCCCCGCTTATTTGATCGTTGAGAGTTTTGACAGCCCTGCCAATTTCATTCACAGGATACACACGCTGATTAGCGTTGCGTACTCCGCCCTGAATACAAATTCCCTTCATAAACAGGTCTTTTCCTTCGTTGGCATTCTCAACCACCATTTGGGCTTGATCGAATGTCAGGTGCTCTCGTAAGTAATTGTTCATCCTTCAGTCCTTTATTAGCTACCGATCATTGATTTTTTATCAGGAGCCGCATCGCCTTGGCCTTTTTTCTCAGCGCCGTGGCCTTTTGGTTCATTTTTCATTGACTTAGATGCTTTACCACCAGGAACATTTACATTACCCATGTTATCTTCCTTTGTTGTTGGTTGAGCTAGGCCGCCTTGTGTGCCGCCAGTTCCGCCGTCTCCGCCTTGAACCAAGTTTGAAGCAGTGCCTCCCATGTCATTTTTACCAGCTACGATTGACTTAGAGTTTGCACCGTTGTCGCCCATTGTTGCTGTTACTTTTTCAACATATTCACGCATCTGCTCGCCTGCAGACTTTGTAGATTCTTCTACATTGTCATCTGCTTCTTCATCGGCTTCAAATTCAAATGACTCTTCTTCAGGCTCTTCGTCGCCTTCTTCGTCACCTTCTTCGTCGCCCATATCCATATCGCCTTCTTCGTCGCCTTCTTCGTCACCTTCTTCTTTGTCACCAAGTAGTTCTTCGAATTCAGCTTTTAGATCTTCTAGTTCTGCTTCAAGGTCTTTAATGTCACCTTGTGTTGCTGGAGCACTATCGTCGCCTTCGCCATCGCCCATATCCATTGCCATGTCGTCTTCTGCGTCTCCGCCCATTTCAGCGTCATCTCCGCCCATGTCCATATCCATGTCCATGTCGTCTTCGCCTTCAACTTCGAACTCATCTAAATTAAAATCTTCGTCAACTTTTTCGTCTTCGTCTTCGTCATTATCATCTTTTGATGCTTCGTTAGTTTCTTCGTCGTCATCATCTTTTGATGCTTCATCTACTTCTTCGTCATCTTTTGATGCTTCATCTACTTCTTCATCGTTTACATCATCAGCAAGTAGATTTTCGTAAATATCTCTTGACTTTTCTACTACAATCTCGTGAAATAGTTCTTCCGCTTTATCGCGGTTGTCGTTAACAAGATGCTCTAGCATCTCTTCAAATTTGTTTGAATTTGCCATTTTTATCTCCTATAAATGTTTACCTATGGTAAGGCTGTCAATTGTATTTACATAATAGGGAGAAATATGCACAGAAATAGGTCCAAAACGGCGTATTTTGCCTTTTTTAGATTAATTGATAGATTTTTTTGAAATCATCTATGTTTATTACTTTATAATTATCAAATTTATTTAGTTCATCTGGTTGATAATTATCTGGTGTTATAACCCTTACAAACTGTGTATTAGGGTGTTGTTTTATAACTGATGCTGTTTGTCTTAACCAATTTCCAAAGAAGGTCGCACCGTCTGTACTTTTTTTATAATTAGGTGTATCGGCATATATATTATTAAATTTATTGCCTTTTTCTAATCCTCTGTAATCAAACCCTAAAATATAAATTTTTTCATGACTGTGCTGACTAGCTAACCACAGTGCCGTTGGTCCACTACTCCATCCTTTACTTGGATTAAAAATATTTAAGTTTGGTATTCTTTGATATGCTTTATTTGCATTAGTCCATACTTCGTGCTTTTTTTGATATCCTGCTTTTGATATTTCTAAAATCATTTTTACATCAACAGCAATAAGATAATCAGGAGCAAATGACCTATAAAGCGCATTACAACCGTAAATTTTTCCGTATTGTGCAATATCTTCAGGATTTATACAAGACCGACTATTTCCGTTTCCTAATACAAAGCAAGTGCTGCTTATATTACGAGGTTGTTTTGCCGCAACTGGTATATTTAATGATTGAGATTCTTTAGATAATCGTCTAGCTAGTTTATCTTGCTTTCTTTTTTCTCTAATATGTTGCCATTCTTCTTTAGTGAACTGGCGCTTATCGATTTTTGCCAATTATCATACTCCGGCCGCATCAGCTTGTGCTGCTAATCCATACATTTGTCTTACAAAATCTAATTCTTTAACTTTTTCTTCTGTATGTAGTTCGCTTGCTTTGCGGGCACGATTTATTTGGCTTAGTGTTAATCGTGTTTTCCGGGTATCGTCTAGATCAACGATAGATTGATCATACTGAGGATCATACCTATCATTAT